GGGGCTACCCTGCCCCTCCACACTTACATACCAAACATTCACCTGATTGGTTCACTGTATGTTTATGCACCTAGTGCTCACTAACCCTATTTTATTTACCTTCATTTAATTTGGTATTGCTTTTAATCCTTACAACCTTGCCTGTTTATCGATTTCTTTTGAACCTGCCCTCCTCTTGTTAACCCGCTTCCTCATAGCGTAATATACTTTTATCCTCGGCTAGTGCCCATCCTCAATGTAACGCCATGTTATCTGTACCCTCCCAAACCCAAAAACAACTCAACACCATTTTCGCTGAATCTCGACCTGTCGAATCCGAAATTGGTAAAATCCGTGGTATTTCCAATGCCACATCAAACCAAACTTCAGTATCTAATGCTGAGTCCGAATACGACCTATCTTCCTACTTCTCTAAGGAACTTTGCGTCTATAATGGTTCTTGGTCTTCTTCCTCCCCTGCCGGTACGACCATAACCACCCTTGAACTTCTTACCATACTCAGTAGAAAAGCCATTACTCCACAATACAACTTGCTTCGCTCGATCACTTTTTATCGCGCTGGTATTCGAATTCGTGTCCAAGTTAATGGTACTAAATTTCATGCTGGCATGCTCATCGGTTCATTCATTCCACTTAATCGACCTGTCCCTGATGGTACATTCTTTGTTGGACCAACTTTAACCGGTTATCCGAATGTCAAAAATCGCGCCAATTCCAACAATGTGACTGAAATGATCATTCCTTTTCAACACATGCGTGATTTTCTTAATTCTTACACATTGAAGGAAGGTGATTATATAGGCAATTTCTACCTGTCTGTACTTAATCAACTTACTCCATCAGCTACAGCTTCACCAACCATACCGATTTCAATCTGGGTCTCTGCTGTTCAACCAGAACTTCATAATATCATCCCTGACCACGAACTACCGTATTTTACACCCACCTCTGGCCTAGAAGCTCTTATTTCAACTGTTTCGTCTACTGCTAGTAACATCAGTGGTGTTGTTTCGAATCTTGCTCAAGGAAATATACCAAATGCCCTCGTTGGAGTAGGTAAAACTGCTTCTGGTATTGGTCAATTTCTTGGTGGCCGAGATTACCCTGTCAATGCTGCCCATGATGACAAGCAACTAGCTTTATCCAATCCTGTTATAGCTCATGGAGCTGGTGTCAGGAACGCTGTCGTTCTTGACATTAACCCGATGACTGAACATATTCCGGATACATCCCACACTGCGACTTCAACTGATGAAATGGACCTTCAAATGGCTATCCAAATTCCGATGCTAATTAGTCAAGTTTCCGTTACTACTTCCCAAACCTCTGGTGACATAGTTGCTGTTTTCCCTGTTACACCTATGTACATCTTTGGTGAATCGACTGCTGGAGACACTGCTTACACCCTTCAACCCACCTTTTTAGGTTATGTTGCTTGCGCTTTTGCCAAGTGGCGTGGACCTCTTCAATATCATTTCCAGGTAGTCAAAAATGATTTTCAAAATTTCCGTTTGCAAATTACTTATTTTCCCTACGTGGTTACTACTTCCACAGTTCTCACCACCGAACAGTTATCCATCCCATCTTCACTTATTTTTGATGTTGAAGAATTCCAGGATCTCACCTTTCAAACTCCTTGGAATTCAGATACTCGACAGAAATGGGTCATGCTCGATGACGAAAGACCAGTTCCGGGATTCCGCTATTCCACCTACGATTGGCCCATGAACATCAACATGAATAATACTGCCGGAACCGTTGTTTTATCCATTCTGAATCCGCTTAACGTTGCACCAGGATCCCCATCTTCGTGCACCATAAATGTTTACGTTTCTGGAACCCCCGATACAAAATTTGAAGTAATTCGTCGTCCAACCACAATCGAAACCTCCTCTACTTATCCATCGCCGATTCCGCCTTCTGTAGCCTTAAAGAAAGACGATGAGGAATTTGAACATATTACCACCACATCTAGTGAGGAACATGTTGAATTTGATCAATCACGATCTGCTGGTACTGTTAAGGTGGCTGACACAGTCTTACAAACTGGAGAAGCCATGCCCAATACAGACCCAGCTCATATTGCTAAAGATCTCAATATGCATTTATCTTCTGTTCTCGCTCGTTCTTATCCTCATTACTACTTTAAGTATACTGCTCCTGCTAATGGTTCCAGATGCACGCTTCTGCTCCCAGTCAAACCACTTTCTTCGATTTCGCTTAGCCTAGTTGGCCAAACACCTGATTTAGTTTCTTTCTTTTCCGGTATGTACGCTTTCTGGACTGGATCTTTCGTTTACACAATCTTTACCAATACTACTAAGAACACGTCTGGTTTTTATACTTCCACCCATATACCAGACTCATTTATCGATGTTCCAACTGGTACTAACACAACGACTGACTTCGATGCTTTCGATGATACAGCCTACGCGACTTCACCAATTATTCCCTCACACCAACATTTCTTTTCTGTCGTGACACCATACCAATCAATTTACACGAATCTGTTGACGACTCTTCCATCCACAATCACAGATAATTCCCTTGATACTAATGGTACACTTCAGTTTTCCCTTTACAACACTGATAATCAAACACACGATCTCCGTCTTCCAATTTATAGGGCTATAGGAGAAGGATTTAGATTTTCTTATTTAATTCCGCCTGCTATCATCTCCATACCCTATATGCCATAATGTTATTGTCTTGTCTTGCTGTATTGTCCATACCAAATTGCTACCGTCGTTGCATTCACTGCAAGAGCCTTCGGGTTGGATTGATGTACTAATGCTCGCTTATCGTTTGTAGACACCGGGTTCGCGCCTCTCCCATTTTGCCGTGGTGATTGTGCTTAACTGATGTGCATGAACTTTATTTGTAGCGTTTAAACACCGAGCCTCTTTCTTGTATTTAAAACATGATTCTTTGAAGCTTGCTGCTGGGGCATCCCCCCAAAGGCCGTGGATCTGATGATTGGTCTAACTGCGACACCTGTAATTTGAGTTCAATGTCCCCCTCCCTCCTATTTGTCTAACCAAACCGTTGGGCTAGAATCCATATAGTTATTTTGGAACTCGTGCTGGCTCACTAAGATAGGTAAGAACGCTTCGCTCCGTATAGCGATAAATCAGCCTGACAACTGAATCTGGGGTCGTGACCTGTTAATCTCCTGCAACAATCTTAGTGACACCTGCGAATCATCTGATTTAACAGAATGAGTTGATGCCTGCAAAGTCTTATCTTCAATGTAAAGCCATGAATATTTCCGAAAACAAAAAACAAAACTCTTCGCGCGCTTCACAGTCAACCTGCACCGGTTCGCCGGCAGACGATATTTCTCGTCGCCCAGTTGACACGGCTAAATATATACTTCCCAACAGTTCGCTCTCAGACATCAGGACGGCTAGTCACCCGAATGATGTGGACGTTGGACTCCCGATCGACTTAAGTCTTAATCAAATTCCCTTCGCTTGTACTGCCAATTACTACCAATCATTGCGTCTTCAACCAGTCCCTCGCATGCAAACACTTCACCTACGCTATCATGCTGAATGTCCATCTGGAACTCGTGATGTTTGTGTTTGTAAATATCCGACTTTACAACGCGCTGCTGCAATTTACCACATGCTTACTTATTGTACTGTTCTTCACTACTTCGCTCTCGAGTGGGGTACACCATCTGTGAAGAAGCGTTCTCGAATAACCCCACCTAATTATTCGTTGTACGCAGATTCCAAGTACTTTCATGCGCCTGCCCACATGTATTACGATCGTGTTTTCATCCTTCCATCTTTACATCGTTCGAATTTCGACAATTCACAAGCCCACAAAATGCCCGCAATAATACAATTTATCCAAGGAACTGCCCCCCGAGTACATTGTTTTGATTGTGATCGAACCATTGAAGCTGATTTTGCTGCCGAACGTCTCATCTTGACGACTTTACTCACCATCCATCGAGTGAAGAATGACAAACGAAATCAGCGGCTTTGGCAAGAATATATGAACAACAATGTCAAACACTGTTATCCAACTCGTAACATTCCGTACCCCATCCTTTGTGTTGATGACATTAATTTATATTGGACTGAACAACGAGCGACACCAACATCACTTTGGGAAACCATCACTAATGCCATTACTCCTCGTGTTTGGACTCAATCAACGCAAGTTATTGAGCGCTTAGACCGAGGAACCGCATATATCGAATCCACCAAAGACAGTATCAAAGCTCTTCCATCACAGCTCGCTGATAGTCTTAATTCGGTTAAATCTAGCGTAGGTTTTCAAGCCAAAATGTCGTTCCAATCCAATGATTCATCTGCTCTCGCTAAGATAGGTGACTTTGTCCTATGGATGAAGGCCACTTACAACACAGCTTACGCCGCTTCACTCATTCCCAATGGAGTTTACAATTTCTTGTATTTTGCTTTGGCTCCACTCATCAACCCTGTCAATCTTTCTTTTGTACTTACATCCAAATCCCTCAATCTCATCCAAGCCATGCTCTCGCCCAAACAACGCTTTAATGTTCGTCTGCATCAACCCAGCCAAGACCCTGTAGCACGCGAAGGTGATGCCCTTGAGGAAGAAATTTTCACCCGATCCGATGAACACATGACACCGTGTACCGGAGAGGATGAAAGTGACAACATTTACCTCGACGGTGATACGATAATAGATCGTGTCGTTTGCGCTGTTACTCGATTCCCTGCTATCATCGCCACATTTCTTTCTGCATTGTTTGTTTATTTGTTCTTTGAGAAAGCCAATGATAAGGACCATAAACAACGCGCTCTTACAGCCCGAATTTCTGATTCTCTTCGAGCCACCAATAATATTGCCCAACTTGGACGCAATGCAAGTGGTTTCCAGTCATTAGTACAGACTTTTGTCGATTGTATTAAGGAAATCATTTCCGTTGCTGACACCTGGGATAATACTCGTTTAGACCCGAAGAAACTCAAGAAATTCATTATTGATGTACGTTCATTATCTGCTCCTGAACTCACCAACATGATATCATCCGATCGCGAAACATTTCATAAAGTCGGTCATCTTATTACACAAGAAATGGAATTTATGAAGTTTTTTGTTGATAATCCCGACTTGTGCAAGAATCGCTTATACTCCATGTTTACCGATGCACAGAAACAACTCCGTACCCTTGCCCAATTGCGCTCTCTTTGTCACCAATCCCATAAGCATCCTGGTGCCAAACTTGAACCTTTCGTCCTTTGTCTTTATGGCAAAACTAATATCGGAAAATCAGTCCTCATGAAACATCTCGCGTATGAAGCTGGAAAGTTGATGAATTGGTCCCCAACTAATCTCATCTACTCTCGTAATCCCGCTGATAAGTTCTGGTCTCGATATGATGGTAACCCAGTTGTCCTCCAAGACGATTGGGCCCAGAGTATTAACACTGAACAAGCTGAACTTGAAATGGCAGAGATGTTTGCAATAAAGACTGCTGCGCCATACCAACTTCAAATGGCCGATATTAGTGAAAAAGGAAAGTGTTTTAGCTCCGAACTTCTCATCCAATCCACCAACTCCCCCTGGCCCCCTGTAACCACCGTTCGCGATCTTGATGCTCTTTACCGACGTCGAGAAATTGTTGTCGAAGTAGTCCTCCATGACGAAAAGATAATGGCCCAGAATCGCGCTCTCATGACCTCCACCAATGAAGTTAGCTTCTCTCATCTTCATTTCAATCTCCATGATCCAGTTAAGAAGTCACTCATTAACCCTGAACCACTCTCCTACGCTCAGTTTGTTGAATTGTATCGTCGTCGCCTTGTAGAGTATTATGTTAGTGCAAACACCATCTTGTACAGTAATGTTTCTACCTACGAGCCGATTAGTTTCATGCATGACTTGTCAACCCCAAAAGGTCGCAAGTCTTTCTTGGAACGATTCAACATTGATAGTACCCCTGCTTCTACCTCCTCTGCTGAACCAATTGTTATTCCCAAGCCTGCCAGTGTTGGTTTTGACGAAGTTGATCTCACAACTAAGTTAACTCCGACATGTGGCACTGAACACCCATTGTACGTCGTTCTTTCATGCTGTGTGATGCTCATTGATGATGATGGATCGGATTATCGAGTTCTTGCTCCTGAAGAACTTGGTGATGCTTTCCGTAATTACGATGACGATTATCTCATGGATATTTATCGTGAAACTATTCCATACCCAGAACAACGACGAATTCACTACCGTGTAGTTAATGACTTGGTTCAAGCCGCCACTGATTTTGACGTCGCATTCGATGTAGCCATCAAACGTCCGCATTCCAATTACCAAACCTTTCGCAATTACTTCACCTGGCTTGCACCTTATCTTGTGAGCGCTTTTGTAATGAAAATGCTCTGGGATAGTTTATCGCTTAACAAGTTGAAACACATCACCGTTACTTGTTTTGAAGAATCCATCAAGTTCATGAATGTAAATGAACGTCTTCAAGAGAAAGTTAAGCATAAGCAAACCTGCCCTGAAGAAAATTGCCCCGTATGCACCTACCTCACCACGTTTGACGGATTCCTTGCAGATCATGATCCAGGATATAATGCTTATTACGAGTTTAAATCCCAGTATGGTCACCAATCTGTTGCAAATCAGTTGTCAGCTTGCAGTGAAATCATAGCTGCTTGTAAATGTCAACCAATTTGCCCTAGATGTGACATACTTTATGCCTACAAGGAAACCTATCTTACTCCCACTTCCCAATATCACGCTGGTGCTACAAAGAATGTTCGTCCCGTTCGCAATGTCCGTGCTTCCCTCCGCGCAACCGCATCATCTGAAGAACATCGCATGCAGATCATCAAATCCTGTGAACAAAATTTTGGAGTCATGTATTACGCTACCGATAGATTGACCATGAAGAAAAATGTTATTGTCGGATTGAAAGACCGTTATGTTTTAATTAATAAGCATTTCTTTAACGATCTTCCAATTGGACGTAATGTTAATCTTAAGTTCAATGACAACGCTGCTGCAATAGTTCAAGAGATTCGCCAAGACAATGTCTACCCATTTGACGATCAAGACGTTGTCCTCTTGAAACTTGACGCCAAACATCATCAGTTCAAGGATATCACCAAACATTTCATATCCGATCTTCATCTCTCATTTGATTACTCCCGATCATTATTCGTTGGCGCTTGTATGGATGGAGAGCAGATAAAAACAACATCTGCTGAGAAAGAGCTCATAAAAGTCTGTCGTAAAGAAGGCTTGCTCGATCTCCCAAATAATCCATTCTCAAATGTTGACGAAATCGCTTTAGTCACTGGTTATCGCTATCTCCACCCCATGGCTGTTGGTACAAGTGGTTCTCTTGCCTATTCATTCGAAAAGCAAAAGTTCTTCGCGTACCAAAGCGGATCATTCTTCAAGCGAGGATTTGGATTTGCCGGACTTATTACGAAAGAAATGATAGAAAGCGCGATCAAAAGCCTTGAGGAAACTGCATTACTTCCATCTTTGCAGATAGAAATTTTGGAACCCAAGATCTCCACTACCTCAGGAACTTTTGAATGCGATTTAGCTGAAGGCTTAGATCTCGTTGGAGTTATCGAACCGAGAGAAAGACGCCGTATGCCCGACAAAACCCAAATCATTCGCAGTTGCATCCAACATCACTTCACCCCAACAACTGCCCCTGCTATATTATCCCAAGCCGAATTCAACAAAGTCTGCCCAGACGCTCCTGCCAGTTTTGCTGCCACTGGAGTTGACAAGTATTCCTACACGACGGCCCCCATGTTCCCATTGAAAGAGACAATTCGTGCTCTTGACATAATCTTTGAGAGGATGGGGAAACCCCGTGCAGACATACCTTGCCGACTTTTCACGTGGCATGAAGTTTTGAATGGTCTCCAAGACTCTGATGCTTTCGGTCCGATGAATTTTGACTCTTCCGGTGGACACCCATACATTTATACCAAACCCGGAAACGCAAAAGGAAAGGCTTATTTGTTTGAATGGTATTTCGCAAATGATGGACGCAAGCTCGCAAGATTACAACCTGGAGAGTTGCTTGATAATATCCAACAATATGAATCAAGTGCTCGTCAACTGCGCCTCCATTCCTCCGTCTACATTGATTGCCCCAAAGATGAAAGAAGAAGCATGAAGAAAGTTTTGAGTGGCAACACTCGAATGTTTACGATTGCGCCTGTTCACCATCTGATGCTTCATCGCAAGTACTTTGGAGCTATTCGAGCGCATATAATTACTGACCGACACAGATTGACCCCGAAAGTTGGAGTGAACCCCATGTCACCAGAATGGACCCTCATGTATCATGAATTAGTCAAGAATGGAATGGAGAACAAGAACTTTCTCGATCGTGATGTTTCGGCGTTTGACGGATGGCGACATCCAGCTTACACTCAGTATTATACGCAAAAGATTAACGAATGGTATCGCCAACACGATCCGAATTGGTGCGTAGAAGACGACAATGTCAGAACAGTCCTTGCCTACGATGCCCAATACCGTTATGTGATGAACCGACAATTTTTGTATCGAGCCTCCCGTGGACTTATTTCTGGTAAAGATATGACAGACATCGATAACTCAATTCAATCCGAGTTTTATTCGTTAGTTTTCTGGATTTGTAACAAGCCAAAAGGTTTTTTAGACACTGATTTTTATAAGTATGTTTCTATTGGAACATATGGAGATGATGTTGTCGAAGGAGTGAATGCCGCAGTATTGCCTTGGTTTAACTTGGTAACCATCCAAAAATGGTTTGCTAAGTTCGGAATTAAGATTACGGATGCCCAGAAGAAAACTGATATCGATGCCTCGAAAGATTTGAGAGAAATCCAATTCCTGAAACGCAAGTTCGATGCGGACCAAAGAGGACAGTTTAGAGTGCTAGCACCACTAGCGAAAGAGACTATTGAAGAGATGCCACTTTGGATCCACAAGAACAAGAATATCAGTGAAGAGGATTTGACCAGACAGAATGTTGATTCAGCCTTGCGTGAGGCAGTTTACCATGGAAAGACTTATTTCAATGAAATGAAACAGAAATGGAACACCGCTTTGCTTGAGGAAGGAATTGAGCCTGTAGTATTAACGTACGACGGGCTGATGGAGATTTGGTTAGATCAATTTGAAGGTTAATCACAACAAACAAACACACACACACACACAAACAACACATTTACTTTGCTTGGCCGCACGGTAAATTCTACAACTAGCCATTATAGCATATCACCTAAAGCTTTCTTTATATCTAGGGTCGGCCGGAAGATATGCACTCTTTGAGTTTTAAAGCTTGATTCTGAAGCCGCTAGTTTATTTAGATTGCAAACACAGCTGAACTGCTAATCACAGTCAGCGTCTTGAGCCACTCAGACATGGACCTTAACATCGTTCATGCGGTTATGCTTCCTTTAATTAGGCGTCATAACTAGGTGGTAGCCTCGACTATTT